TAATATTGACTCTCGGTTCTCCGCGCCTTTTTAAATGAAACGGCAGCTTGAAGGGGAACTTCAGGCCGCCGATCCAGGTGGAGATTTCTTCGGATGTGGTGAATTGATTATAAAGCAGCGGGTCGTTTGCCGTTAAATAAACCTCACATTTTGTCCAAGTCTGAATGCCATTAATCGGCATATCTGGCGTTTCATCAGCTTTACATACTAATGTTCTAAAAATGCCCTTATTTTCATAATACAGCACTCCAACATTTTTAGGATTAAACGCCGCTAAAGCCTCGTCTCGTGCGGCTAAATAGTCCTCGTATGTTTTGCCTTTTACTGCAAATTTTAAGGTTATTGGGCGCTCATCGAAGCTTGTATATTCTAATGTTGTTCCATCTTGGCGAACGGCCTGAGAAGTTTCATTTACTCCGGCGATTCGCTCTAATCCCTCAATCGAATCGAACAGCACATGCGGGTTATCGAAAAGCTTCAGTACTCTGCCTTCATCGTTTATAAATGTCAATTTTTGCATATCCCACCTCTAATCAAGTATCATTTTCCGCAGTAAACGTTCCGTTTGCCGTTTCGTCTGGGAAGGCGACGGCTCCGGTGTAACGATTGTCTGGTTAAAATTAACATTTCCTCCTTTACGCCCTTCAAGCGCCTGTGCCACGGCTGCCGCGATCCGCTGGTCTAAACCATCGAACAGGCCGCCGAGAATGCTGCCACCGCTGTTAACATAGGGGTTTTCCCGGGCCGGGACGATCATCTCGTCTTTGTGTACCATCGCGGGCATGTCGAAAGGAATTCGCCTGGAGCCCACGTCGAACCCGTAGAACTGTGCCGGGTCAATGGGCTGTCCATTCAGGAAAATACTGTAATGCAGGTGGGGCCCGGTAGAGTTCCCGGTGCTGCCGACCAATCCGACCATCTGCCCTGGTGCCACGCGGTCTCCTGCGCTTACGCCAATAGAAGACATGTGCCCAAACAGGGTTGTAAAGCCGTTGTCCAGTGCGATCATAACTGTATTCCCATATCCGCCGTACCAGTCTGCCAGTGTGACAGTGCCTGCTCCAGCGGAATAGATCGGGGCACCATAGGGCGCGCCAATGTCAAGACCACCGTGGTTGGTAGAACCAATCCCGTTGGTATCCGATGCCGGGCGTGCACCGAACCAACTGGTAATTTCGCTATAATCCGAAGGCCACAAAAGGCCGCCGGTCATGGCAACCGCGGAGTTTCCGGCTCCAGTAAAGAAAGAACCGGCTAAACGGTCAAGAATACCGCTCATGCCTTCGCCAAGATTGCTCCGCGCGAAGTCGATAAAGGCGTTAATGCCATTCATGCCACCGCCGAGAGCTTCGAGGAAGGAGTTCAGGCTTAGGTTTCCGCTATCGAAAGCACCAAGTATATCACCTGCCATCTTTACGGCCAACTCGCCTGCTTTACTGTCCAAAATAGAATTGATGAAGCCTTGCATAAACATGGTTCCGGCATAATACATCTTTTTAGATGGGGATGCGATTCCCCATTTTTCAAATATTTTACCTATGATACCGTCGGCAAAACTTCCCGTTGCTTCTTCTGCGTCCTTGCTGTCGCCTATTCCGTCGATATAACCTTTTTGCCCCTGATCTGCAGTCTCCTTCCCGCTATCATACATCTTTTGATACTTATCTTTTAATCCATTTACGAGTTGCGTTCCAAACGCACCACCACTGGACCAATAACTCGGCTCTTTTGCTCTGGCTGCATCAATGCCGCTTTGAGAAACCTCTCCACTTGTCTGCTCAAGATTTGGTTTCGTACTAAACAGGCCACCCGATAGGCTCCACCCCCAGTTTTCACCAACTTTTACATATCCCGGACTCTGTTCGTTCGCTAATGTGATATTATTTCCAAATAAAGATAACATTTTTTGTTGCGTATCTGGATTTTGTTGCTCAAAACCTAGCTTTATATCATTATTTGCTTTTGTACCTGTGATAATAGCGGTAGTCTCCAGGTAGGGGTATTGCGATTTCATTCCATCCACAAAAGTGGTCATAGTATCATATCCAGTGGTACTGACTTGAGCTGGCACTTCTTTGAAATCATCAACCGTTGTGCCTACAATGATCGACATCAAAGTATCATACTCGCCTCCAAGCGCATTCACATTGTCCGCGTTTGTTTTTAGTATACCTTCGCTTTTTTCGAGCTCGCCGCGTAAATTACCTGTTTTTTTATAATATTCTGAAACAGCAGTTGCATTATCACCATATTGGTCCTTACACTCCTGCATAATCTCTGCAAGCTTATCTTGTATATCTTTGGTGTTTTGAGCTGCCTCATTATATTTTCGTGTTGCTTCTTCTGTTTGGCGGATGTTTTCGCTGAGAGCCGTTTCAGCCGCAGCTATTTCATACTTTCTTTTCAGCTTATCAATATTTTCTTGTAAGCTGTTATTTTGGTCATCAATACGGCCTGTATTTTCATCAAAGCTAAGGTTTAAATCCGGAAATTTTGTGTTAAGCTCATCAATAAGCAGTGACATCGCTTGTTTCTTTTCGTTACTACCATCGTATGAAGCAGACAATTCATCAAGTTTTCCTTTCAATGCTTGTACTGTTGCTATTTCAGCGGTCGACGCGTCAATTGTCTGTTGGCGCTGTTCGATTCCAGAAACGACCGTTTCGCTCAGCTCTTTGGTTGTAAGGGAAAGCTCACGATTTTTGTTAACTAAATCCGCAGCTCCCTGCGCTACAAGATTTTGTTGCACCATATAAGCGTTTAGTGCTTTTGCACCTTCGGCCAGTCCTGCGCCGATTGCTATCGCGCCAAATACCCCTCCAATTGCAACAGCGGCCTGTCCTGCTACTCCACTGGTTAATCCAAAAGATTTATTTAATGCCCCTAATCCTGAATTTAATCCTTTAGATTCAACCTGCGCCTTGCCAAGCTTTTCGGTAAGCTTTCCGATGCCGCCTGTCAATCCTTTTACAACCGCCGTTGTTTTTCCGGCGATAGAGAGCACGGGACCAATACCAGCCGCGAGCAATGCCATGTTCGCAACGTTCTTTTTGGCGCCATCGTCCAACTTGTTAAAAGCCTGTATTAGCTCCGTTCCTTCTTTTACTAGATCAGTTACGGTTGGGAGAAGGGTTTCACCGATGGCGATGCCCGCTGTCTCCAGCGCACCTTTCAATTCTTCAAAGTTTCGGCTTGCGTCACTCATCTGGGCATTTGCTAATCTGGAGGCGACCTCCTGATCATTTGTCGCTGCGGTGTATTTTTTTAACCCTTCCGCACCAGTATTCATAAATACTGTTGCTGCACGGGTGGCGTCACTGCCAAAGATCGTCGATAAGGCTGCATCACGGGTGGCGCTGTCTAACTGGCCCATCTTAGATTGAAGTTCCTCGGCCATATCTGTTGCTGAAAGCATATTGCCATTAGCGTCACGCGTATTGATCCCGAGTTGTTCTAACATTGTAGCCGCCGCATCGGTTGGGGCCGCTAAACGCTGTAACATCGTCTTTAGCGATGTCCCCGCATCGCTGCCAGTAATTCCTGCATCCGCAAAAGCTCCGAGCGCTGCCGTTGTGTCCTGTATAGACCATCCGGCATTAAAAGCTTGGGCTGCGCATTGTGCTAACCCTTGTGTTAATGGCTCAACATCTGTGGATGACGCTGCTGCAGCTCCTGCCAACGCATTAACTGCCTGACTGGACTGCTCAGCGGTCAAGCCAAACGCACCCATTGCTTGAACAACGGTATTGGCGGCGTTTCCGAGTTCCATTCCTGAACTGGCGGCCAAATCCATCGTAGACTGCAACGCGCCTGCTTGTATATCCGCTTCGCTCAAACCACCTTTAGCGAGCTCGGTCATCGCCTGCCCGCATTCAGACGCAGAAAAGATGGTGCTCTCACCCATATCCAACGCGAGCTGACGAAGATCGTTCATTTGATCCACAGGCTTATCGAGGGCTCCAGCTACCTGGCTCATACTGTCATCAAACTTCATGGCCGTATTTACCGAAGCGGTCCCAATCCCGATAATCGGTAGTGTAATATGCGTAGTCGCTTTTGCCCCTGCCTTTTCCAGCGTTTTTGAGACATTGCCCGCCTTATCCGAAAATTCCTGAAGCTTGTTGCCCGCCTGGATAAAGCTGTTTTCCTGCTCCCGGATCTTTGTATTGGTATCGGCCAGCTCTGTTTGCATCTTCGACAGCTGCGCATTGGCATAATTGAGTTGTCTTTCATATTTCTGTGTCTGCTCAGCTGTCTCGCCGTTTTCCTTAGCGGATTTCTGATAAGCTTCGGTTAAAAGATTGATTTTTTTCCATTGCTGGTCAATCTGCTGGTTCAGGTTGATCGATTTACTTTTCAGGCCATCAAGATTGTTTCCAAACAGCGCCACGTTTCCGGTGGTGGCGGCCAGATCCGACTTCAAAAGCCGCAGATTGGCGTTTACCTTGCCCATACTGGACGTAAACTGGTTGGCGTCTACGGACAATTTAATGTTTAAACTTTTGGTTGCCATACTCTAACCTCCTATCCCAGAATATGAATGGCTGCTTCGATATTTTTTTGATATTCTTTCTCGCTCTGGTAGTTCAAAAGATCGAGATAATACAGAATGTCCATCTCATCGATGGCGTCTAACGTCCAAAAAAAAGGAGCTGACATCAATGTGATGTACAGCTCGTTCATCCATTCCCGGAGGGTCAGCTTTTCGGTGCTGCCTCCGGCTGGGCGTTTTTTGATTCAAGTTTTTCGGTGATGCCATTTGTCAGCCCGATAATGGCTCCGAAGAGTGTTGGGTACAGCGTATCAGCTTCAAGGCCATTATAAACATCCTCTGCAGTGAACTGCTCACCGTAAAGGCGGATGACAAAGTCGATCATTTTATCGAGCTTTTCAAGGGTCACGCGCTCCCCAATAGACTCAATCAGCTCAAAAGCCTCACGGACGTACACTGCTTTGATCTTCTTGGTTCGATAGGTCTTATCATTTAATTTAATTTCCATTGCTTTTCTCCTTATACTCCGGACCCTTCCTCTGAGGCTGTTGGTTTATAAACCGTCTTTAAAAAGTTTTCTGGTGGCGCGGTTCCCTCGTCCTCATCCATCACGACCCGTTTATCGCCGTCTTTGTTGTACACAAAGGTGCCTTTAAGGGTTGGTGTGGAGAAGGTAACCTTGTCTTCCTTCTGCTGCGCTTCAACGGACACTTCTTCAAACTTGCCCTTGTAGAACCAGTAATAACGGTTTTTCCCGCCATTGCCCTTTGGCAGACGGAATCCAACCGCCACATAAGGTGGCTTGTCTTCCTTATTCTCGATCAGCGTTCCCTTTGTCTTGTCATAGACATGGCCTAAAAGGTCGGCTTGCACCTCGATGGGGTAGTCATTCACCTCGGCCTCAATGGTGGTTTTTCCGATGGTGGTTTCGGACGCGGTCAATGCGCCATCCCCATTTAAGGTATCATTCGAGGATTCCGTATCCACTTTAATATTCATGGCCTTGGAGATGGGTTTCACATCGCCATAGGTTTCGGCGTCTTCGTCTGTCATAATCGCATAGACAAGATCACACACGTTCACAATTGGTTTTACTTGTTTTTCAACTACTGCCATATTTTTCCTCCTAAAATTTATTATAATTAAATCGGATGACCTTGTGGTTTAAGCCCGTGTCATCCTCATGCATTTCTGTTTCAAAATCTCGGATAAAGCCATTTTGAAGTAGGGCCTCCATGACGGCGTTGTAAATTGCCACAAAACTGGCGGGCGTAAAAATGTCAACCTGCACACCGAAGTGGGTGCTTTTCTCTGCACCATCGCCGTACAATTCGCCGTTGGCGCTGTAGACAAAATAAGTAATGGCCGGAAATTTCCCCGACGGATTTTTAAGCCGGTAAATCCGGCCATCGACCAGCGCAGCGGCGGGTGACGCCTTTAGAAGATCCGCGATCTTTCCGCCAATATCCATCACAGGCCTACCCCCTTCAAAAGAATATCGTCCATAATCTTTTCGACCGCAGCCTCGGCTTCGTCGTATCCTGGTCCCATAAATGGCCTTGCCGGTAGCTTGCTGGTTCCGAATTCATGGAAATACCAGTAGAAATGCGGCGTCTTATTGTCGCTCACATTGGCGCCTTCATCGGGGCCAACATAGCAGTAACGCTTTAGGTTCTTCCCTTTTTTCTTGGATGCCTTAATGGTATCCGCCATGTGGAGACCGCCACGCCAGCGGGAGTCGCGTACAATTTTTCGATTCCCAATGGTACGGCCCCGCTCACTTTTGTTTGGGCCGCGGTGTTCAATAGCCCTTGGCGCCCGCTTTTCAATTGCGGCCGATAAGACTTTCGCTCCAGCGTCCAAAGCGATATCCAGCAGCGCATTATCTGCGGATTTTTCCATCTGGTCAAAGTCCAGCATCACGTCTGAAAGGCCTACGATTTCCATTCTAGCTCCCACTCGGCACCTCCTCACACAAAATCACATAGTAGCGGCCTGCGCCATTTTCATTGACCGCGTCCTCAATTTGGAACTGCCGCCCGTCATAGGCGACACGCCAGTCCCGCTGCAAACCCTTAAAATACCGGCACGTAAAAACGGCTTTATTGGCGTGCATTTCTGCATTGGCGCCAAAAAAGCCGCGGCCATTCTCTGTTTCAACGTTTGCCCAGGTGTCTTTCCCGGGCGTCCACTCAGTTTGCGGAAAGCCATCCGCGTCTGTTCCGCCAGGTGGAAGCATAAATGTAATGCGTTTATTCAATTTTCCCGGGTCCATAAAAACCTCCTAAAGCAGATTAACCGAGTGCATATTCATAATACTGGCCGCAATCGGGTTGATCTTCCGCGATTCCACGGAAAAAATACGATTTTCGTACATATCCGCCGCCAATACCAGCGCGGCAACGGTCAAATCCTCATGGGCATCCGCCGCCGTTTTATCAAGCCCGGTATAGGTCAAAACGTATTGCTGCGCTGCGGTCAGGATGGGCTGCAATACCTCTTTGTCCGCCACATCGTCGATGGTTTCGCCAAGCCGAGCGAAGACCACCAGGGTGTCAGGTTTTATTTCGCTCAGGGTCATGGGCAGCTCCTTAAGCGCCTGCCTTCATCTTTAAGGAGACGATTTTCTGCGGTTCAATGATCTTTGAGTCCATTTCAAGCCAGGCGATGACGCCGATGGCATGTTCATCTGCAAATTTTTCGGTCAGCACCTGGATATCCATGTCCTCGACGATTTTGACGTAAAGGCCGCTCATATCGCCGTAGACAATGGAAACCTTACCGGCTTCCGCTTTCGGCATGGACTCGGTGATCTTGATGGGTCGGCCAAGCAGGGTCCAGCCAAAGGCGGTGGTTAAATCACGGTTTAAGACATAATTCCCGTCATTGTCCTTTAATTTGCGTAATAATTTCAAGGTGTCTTTGTGCATATACCACTCGCACTTGCCCTGGTACACCTCTGGCACGCTCATCTGGAGATCGATCAGCTCATCCGTGGTAACCGCAGTTGCAGAGGCGGCGGTCACGGCGGTGGTGGCGGATGTGATTCCGGTCATTTTACTGGCGGTGCCGTTGATCAGCTCGTTTTCCAAGAATTCTGCGATAGCCTGGGCAACCTTGTTAATGGTGTAGGAAACCAGGTCAAACTGAGCGTTGTTGACTAAAGATTTAGAAACCTTAGAAAGTACTCCTGCCAGGAAGCCGGTCAAAGAAACGCTTGTGAACTTCCCAGCGGTGGATGTCAACGCGGTAAACTCAGTGGCATATGCGCACTGAATACGCTGCGTGGACTCGTCGTATACCGGGAAAGATAACTCCCCTTTTACATGGTACTTGGTTGTAGCTGCGTAAATCGGGGACAATTCCTTGACGGTTTCAATGATCTTATTGGCAATGGTTTTGGGGATCACTGCGCCATTGACGCCCTTTTCCAGGTTCGTCGCAGCACGTTCTTCCAATACAATGCCGCGAATATAGCCTTCAAAGGCTCTGCGTTCCATTGCCTCAGTCGGTTCTTTTGGGTCGGGCGCCTCGGTTCCTGCTGCTTCGTCAATGGTCATGGCAGCCGCACGCTCGGTAACTGCGATGGTCGCGTCGATGTCCTTGACCTGTTTTTCAAGGACGTTAAATTTCGCGATTTCATCCTCCGTAAAGGCGCGCTTTTCGGTTTTTACAGCGTCAGTCAGGGTTTCCATCTGGGTTAGCAGGTCTGCACGCTGCTCTTTCAGGCCTTTTAAGCTTTCAGCGCGCATCAGCAGGCCTGTTCTTGGTTTTGCATACATTCTTTTATTCATTCGTTCCTCCTAAATTTAATAATTGAATTCTTTTTTCATACAGGGAATAATCTGGCGGCGCCGGTTCGCTTTCATCCAGCGGCGTACGCTCGTCAACGGTTACGGCCCGAAATGCTCCAAATCGCGTTTCCTGGATCGCTTCATCGCCAGCCCGGGTTTCGATGCTGGTGGCTGTGTAGCACGGGATTTTCCGGTCATCCACAATGGTGACCTCTTTCAGGTCTAAATCCTCTACGTAACGGCGTTTTATGCCATTTTCTGCATCCTCCATGCTGGCACGTCTTTCAATAAAACCAAAAGACCACCCGCGAAGTTTTTCTTCTCTTGCTTTTTGGATCACCTCCGGGTCTGTTACGGTGCAGATTGCCCGCAGGCCGATGGCGTCCTCAAAAAGTTCAAGATTCCCTTCGGCAGTGCTGCCAATTTTTCGCTCATGATTGAGCATAAGATCCACATTTTTTGCCCGCTCAAGGGCCCTCTCAAAGGCATGGGGCATAATCTGTTCCACAAAAGGCCCCTGCGGACCTCTAAGCGGTCTTGAATCCCTCAAAACGGCATTGACATAGCCATCCAACAGCACGCTGTCATTCCTTATCTCGATTCGCATCTGGTTTTTCACCTCCTCCCTGATTTAAGTTGCTTGTTTGCCCGGTATTTGGCGTATAGATTTCACCAGATTTTGTATCCATCAGAACCGCGTCGAGTCCCAGAACCACCCGGTCTTTGAAAATGTCAATGGGCGGCTTGTTTTCAAGCTCACGCGTCTCATTAATGGTCAAGATATTGTTTTTAATGGCAGTTTGGTACGCCGCGTACCGCTTGTCGATCTCCGCTTTCAATATTTCCTTGGTATCAAACTCAAAATAAAAAGACCCCTTCTCTGTTTCGAGTAACAGGTCTTTGTTTAAAGCGGTTTCGATGTTTTTCAGGATCGGCAGAACGGCCATTTTGACAAATTTGGTAAAATCATCCTCATTAGCCTGTCCGTTCACTGAGAACAGCGATGGCGGCACGCCCATGATTTTACAGATTTCATTACCATTCTGCACCTTGGATTCATTCAGCTGCATCTCGGTCGAAGTGCTGCCGGATTCCTGAAAATCAAGACCATTGTTCAGAACAACACAATTTTCTGAATTGCCAGAATACATCAGCGTCCATTGCTTTTTTAGCTCGGTCATTTCATCTTTACCAAGTCGGTTTTTTGCTTTTACAAAACCTTTTTTGTTGCCGCCGGTTTTGGCCATCTTGTTTTCATAATGCATATAATTATAGGCAATGGCTAAAATTTCTGGATTCGTCTCAACGACGCCCTTTCCGGTTACACCGTCTTCTGTGCAGCGTGTTACTTTTACAAATTGGTGCGGCCAGTATTCGCCGCCGTTTACCAATATCTTATAAGCTTTAAAAATCGGATCGGCGTTTTTTACTATGGACACCTGATTTTCCGGCACATAGTGAAGCCCTCTAACAATGTTTCGACGCTTTCGAATGTAGGCATAGCCGTTTCCCATGTAGAGAAAATCCTCCACCAATGCTTTCTTGAACTGAAAGCCGTTTAGGGTATCTCCAGTATCCTCATTTAGAATTTTGACTCGAGGATCATCTCGGATCGTTTCAGTTTGCCCGTTTTCGGTACGGTAAAGTTGTACCGGAAGGGACGCTACGGTGTTACTGATCAGTTCGACACACCCGGACAAAGCCGGAATGTTTTCGGCCATCTGTCGGCCATCTGTCGTGTGATCACATCTCCCCGGATTCCCGCCTCCAGCAGAAAATTTTCAAGTGTCATCAGCGGCTCACTTTGGGTGTCTTCCGGTTCTGCCCGCTTATGACCAGAAAAAAAGCCTTCGACTCTTTCCCATATGGTTCTATCATTTTGGATCTCCATCACCCCCTTTAAATAACCTGGATGGTACAGTCTGCCTGGTTGAGCTGCTCCAGCTGGTACAGACACATCGCAATAATAAGCGCTACCACCTCGTCCACCTTCCCAGCGGATTTCTTTTTGTTCACATATTTATTCCGGTTGGTGTCCTCAGTGCAGCGCGCATTGCTAAAGTTGTTTTCTAGCAGTTTGTTTTCCGCATAACAGAATCGTCTTGACAGGATCAGCTCAAGGAGTAGTTTTGTCGGCGCGTGCAACACACTGCTGTGCTGCCGGACTTCGACCATTTCAAAGCCTTCGTATTCCAGCTTTTGGGCGGTTGAAAGCGCATTGTAGCGGTCATAACCGATTTGTGCGACCTCAACGCCATACTTTTCCGGTATGGCTAAAATGAACGCTTCGACAAAGCCATAATCAATCACCTCATCCCCGCAGGCAAAACAGTCCCCAGCAGCAATCGCCGCCTTGTAATCAAAATGCTCCTTATTGCTTTTCTGCTCAATCTTTTCCGATGGAATGAAGCCCCAGACTTTCGCATAGACATCACCATCCGATTCTGTCAGCATGGCCACTGCTGTGTTGTCATCGGTCTGTGACAGGTCAAGCCCAAGGTAAACGGTACGTCCCTGCCACCACATTGGATCATCCTTAATCTTGCACGCGCGTACTTTTTCAATGTCCACGAAGCCTTCAGTTCCCAGTCCCTTGTACATAATGTTGTTATGCTTGCAAAGGTAGTTTTCCCGCTTGTTTTCATAAAGAATTGCCATTTCCCGCATCTCCAGCAAGGAATCAAAAACAGAGGGCAGGCTCACGGCAACCGGGTTAGACTGATAAATCACCCG